CCCTCTGTCTGATATCGCCATAGCATATAAGCAGGAAGGGTTCATCGCCGATACGGTTTTCCCGATTGTACCGGTGGACAAGCAATCGGACAAGTTCTACATCTGGGACAAGGACTTCTGGATGAGGAATGCGGTAGAGCGCAGGACTCCCGGAGATACCTATCCTGAGGGACGAATGAAGATTTCCAATTCACCGTTCTATTGCAACCTGTTTCACCTGGGCTACGGCCTGCCGGATGAAGATGTTGCGAACCAGGATGATGCGGTGCAGTTGGAGATCACCGGGGCCGAATGGCTGGCGCAGCAGTTCCTGTTGAACCGAGAGCTGTCCCTGGTATCTGATATCTTTGCTCTCACCAAATGGGAGACTGACGTAGTAGGCGGCACCAACTTCCCGCTCTGGAGTGACTACGTTAACTCCGATCCTGTCAGTGATGTGTTGCTGGGACGCCAGACTATTCAAAAGTCGACCGGCCAGCTTGCCAATACCCTTATCATAGGGCAAGAGGTTTTTGATGTGCTGGCTGAGCATCCCCTGTTACTCGACAAGTTTAAGTACACGCAGACCGGAATCCTTGAGGTCGAAGAGGTACGCCGGGCTCTGCGAGTACCGCGCTTGTTAGTGGGGGCGAGCGTCTATGAGTCTACTAACGAAGGCGATGCCACTCCCACTAGAGGGTTTATCTGGGGCAAGAACGCGTTGATGCTTCATGTCCCGGCTAATCCGGGGATCCGCGTGCCAGCGGCCGGGTACACCTTTGTCTGGCGTGGTAATTGGGGAGGTGGCTATACCGTTGCCATTTCTACCATGCGCCAGGACGACAGAGACAGAGACTTCCTGAAAGGGAAGCACGCCTTTGATCACTGCGTTTGCGCATCTGACTTGGGCTATTTCTTCTCTGCCGCTATAAGCTGAAATTGAGAAATCCGGGGCCGGGGCAAGAAGCTCCGGCCCGCAGGAAATCTCCATAAAAGGAGGGATCTCAATATGATACGGTATAGAGGCACTCACATATTCGACAGCATACAGGCCAAATTCATCTCTGGCATCCCCATGTCTGTTATGGGGAATCAGTATTTCGTTTCTGCGAACGATGGCGATGATGCTAATCCCGGGACGAGCCCGGATAAGCCAGTCAAGACCATCGGGCGGGCCAGGACGCTCTCCAATGCTACTATAGATTGGGGGAAATACCAGAAGAAGTTCAACGTAATCTGGATCGAACCAGCGCCCACAGAGGCTTATGACGAAAGCTTTGCAGGAGGCTTCTATTGCGCTTTCGTGATCGGCCTGGGGGACCGCCACCAGGTCATGATTCGCCCCTCAGCGACTTATGGCCCATTCAAGAGCGATGCAACCTCAATCGATGCTGTCTTTCTGAATCTGCACTTCCAGAGTCTAATCCAGGACGTTCCTATCTGCGATTTGGGGGTTTGCAACTATACGAAGTTCCTGGGCTGCAAATTCTCCATCGGCGCTGCAGTGACCGGTGTTGTTGCCATTGATACTGTGAATAGCGATTCGCTTGTGGTAGAGGATTGCGACTTCACATCTGGGCAGACTCAAAACATCGATACTGCCATCTTTAACCGGGGCGGCGCCAATAAGTACGCTCACAATGCTCGCTACCTGAATAACCGCATAAGTGCGAAGTCGTATGGGATCCGGATCGCTGGAGACTGTACTGCTTCTCAGGCTATCATCAAGGATAACCTACTTCTGATCGATGGCGCGGGCATTGGCATCGATGGCAATCCTGGGGGCGCTGATACCGGCTGCGCGGGCTTCGTGGTCAATAACGAGATCATCGTTGCGGGTGCTGGAGATGCGATCCATGGCTTTGCAGCCGGAAAGAAGCTGTACAATAAGACGCTGGTCAATGGCAGCTTTGCCTATGAAACAGCGCTAGCTTAACGGAGGCATGATGGCGAAAAAGAAAGAAGTTGCGCCGGTTGTAACTGCTGAGGATGCAGCTAAGGCAGATGCAGAAGCCACAGCTTTAGCACAGAAGCAAATCAGCATGATCCCAGGGGGAGAGCAGCCGGCAAAGCCGAAGAAGGGTAAGTGATGGCTAAGTTCATCATCAATAGCACAAATACGGCGGCTGTTCGCAAGGATGATATCGTTGCGCTGATAATCTCGCAGGAAAAGACTCAATATCTGCTGGATATCAGAACCATCCGGGAAACAGCGCTCTTCCCGAATGTAGGCTTTGAGCAAGCTGCTACGCTGCAGGATATACAAGCGAAAGCTGCAGCGGTCCTTGCTGCGCTAGAAGGGTAAAACAGAGGGGCGGGGTGATCCCGCCCCCTGTCTATCACGCATAAGCTAGGCGTGAAATATAACCGAGAGGAGGCTATACATGCCAGATATTGAAGCTGGAGAATTAACCCCCATTGCGCAAGTCAATTATCGCCAGGTGATCATGCCCTATCATGGGGGCGGATCATTCCTGGGGAACGATGTAAATTACCACGATTTCAGATTCCCAGCCCGCGGCAAAAGTATCATAGGCTTCTTCATTAACAATCCAGCAAACAAGGATCTAGCCTGGGAGCTTTACGGATCGCATACTGCTGTTGGGCTTCCAGATGAAGCTGGTGTCAAGAAGATAGCCAATGATACGGTTGCAACTGTCACAGCAGAAGACGGGACGCTCTATTACTATGCTTACCCCTTCTATGTGCTGCGGTGCTATTTCTCAGAGGCGCCAACAGATAATCCGGTCAAAACCGTGAGCGTCTGGATCGATCTGCAGGCCCTCGTACCCATTGGCTAGAGAGGATGATATGTATGGCACGAAAGATGGGATTGAGCGCTTAATTGGGGATATCGTAGCTGGGCGTAAGTTTTCAACCTCTACGGTGCCAACAGTTACCCAGGTAGAGGCTGAGCTAGCGAACGTAGCTGCAGAGATCGACAATGCCCTTGATGTGATGGGGTATGTCGTGCCGGTAGTTTCAGCCACGGATCCGCACGCTTATGCTTTCTTGAAGGCTGCTAACGAGTATGGCGCTGCCGGCAGACTCCTGGCAACAATTCCTACTGAGGCTTATGATCCTGCTGAGCAAATGGAAGATATAGGCCAGACCAGGGCGCAGATGTATGAGAGGCATCTGAAGAACGCTCTAAAGTTGATCTGGGAACGCAAGCTCAGTGCAAGCATGGTACACGATCCCATTGAGAACCAGATCAGATCAACTATCCCAGATGCGCTATACAAGAGAGGGATGCTGGATATCTCAGGGCAAGACGAAGAAGAATGACAACCTATCTGGACATTGAAAACGCTGTTCTTGATATCCTGCACACGCATGATGATTTCGATGAATTTAATTGTCAGCGAGGCGGGCTGGAAGGAATCAAGAAGGGCTGGAACCGGTTAGTCCGCGTGATGTACGCCCGGGTAACAAGAAAGGATCTTACCCTTGCCTTAGTGGAGCATACCTGGACCATCAAGGTTGATATTTATGTTCCCTGGCGAGGAAGAATCCAGGACATGGAAGATTCGCTAGCTATTGAGCGCCAGAAGGTGATCGATCTATTAGCCCGATATCCCCGGTTAAATGAGACAGAGGGAGTATACCGGGCAGAGATTCTTAACGGTGATGCTCCAGAGCCCCTGGGAGGCAAGAAAACCGCTTATAGAGGGCAGCGACTATATTTAGAGGTTAAGCAAGCGGTTCAACCGTCAAGGATAGGCTAAAAGTGGCAACTGTAATCAGTTTCGAGATACATGGCTTAAAAGAGCTACAGGATCGGCTTAACCGGGGCGATACCATGATGCGAATTACGCTCAACGAGGGATTACGATCTATCGGCCGGCTATTTGTACCGGCAAAGGGGACCGGCCCCCTGGCAGATGCGACACCCAAGCGGACCGGAAAACTCGCACGGTCGACCTTTTTCAGGATCACAGAAAAAGAGCTTCAAGAGCTTATCGTATTGCAGCCAGCTAAGACCCCCGAAGAATATGGCGGCATGTTCTATGGCTGGTTCGTTAGAGAAGGGACAGAACCGCATGAGATCCGGCCAAGATTGGCAAAAGCACTGCACTTCTTTATTGGAGATGCAGAGGTTTTTGCTACCAGGGTAAATCATCCTGGCACGAAAGCTAATCCCTATCATCATCGTGTACTGGAAAGCCTAATGCCAGAGGTTCAAGCAATCGTTGAGAAGATAGGGATCCGCATTGTGGGGTACCTATCCGGTAAGGAGGCGTTATGACTACTGCAACACTTTACGACAGTGTTTTGTCTGTTTTGAAGATCAACGGGAAAAATGTATCAGCCAGCGTAGTTAATATCACTCCCCGGTTCGGGCGAGTTATGACTGAAGGGACGACTCTGGGTGCTACCCATGAGCGTACCCATCCAGGCATAGGGCTGACCAGCATTGATGTTGAATTCTTGTTCAATCAGGATGCTACAGTGGGCAGTGATACGGTGGTCGGCCCGCTGTTAGGATCGAAATCGCCTGTTACCTGGGATTATTTCCCTCGAGGCGAGGCGGGAAGTAAGTTTACCGGGTATTGCGTTGTTGAGGCTTATCAGCCTATAACTAGGGTAGGAAGGCTGGTAAACGCAACCTGTACGCTGCGGGGTACTAGCCGAGGCCATGAGTAAGGAGGCATGCAATGACTGATGCAACTGTCTATGATAGTCTGGGATCCGTTCTTTTATTACACGATGGAGCGCAACTTCAGGATATCTCCCCTAACATCGTTTCAATTACCCCACGCTTCGCCAGCCAGATTCACGATGCCACTGCTTTAGGGGCAACGCACGAACGCCCATATGTTGGCATGGACCTGACGAGTATAGACCTGGAGCTCGTCTATAACGAAGATGAAGACGTAGGGACGGACACGGTACTAGCTGCGTTGCTGGAAGAAACTGATCCGCTGGCATTTGAGTATTATCCGCGGGGAACCGGCGCCGGCAAAACGAAGTTCTACGGAACAGGCCTCATTGAAAACTATCAGCCTCTTACCAGGGTGGGGTCGCTGGTAAGGGCAACTGCAACCTTGCGAGGAATTACTAGATCGAAAGGAGTAGGTTCATGAAAACGATTACTGTTGATCTGGGCGATGGTGACTGTGCTGAGCTATATGAGCAGCTGAGGCATGGAACTGCCCGGAGGATCCAGGAGG